AGTGGGAAAAGCAGCTCGAGTGGATTCAAAAGGAAGTTATTACCCGCCTTGGGCGACATGGTAAATTAATTATCGTTGGCACTCGAGTTGCACCGATTGACCTCTATAAGATGCTGCGTGACCCTCAACAGTGGTCTGGTGGCAAATCGCCCTTTACTTATTTTGCAATGCCTGCCGTACTCCAGTTTGACGAGAAGCCTGATAACTGGAAGACGCTGTGGCCTAAGACCACACTGCAGGAAAACGAGATTGATGAACCCGATGAAAATGGTTTATATCCTAAGTGGGATGGACCCTCGCTCTTTACGCGGCGCTCTGAAGTTGCTCCGTCAGTCTGGGCTATGGTCTACCAACAAGAAGATGTCCAGTCCGATTCCATATTCGCGCCAACAGCAGTTGCAGGATGTGTTAACGGTATGCGAAAGCGTGGACCGCTTAAACCTGGTACTCCAGGGCACCCGTCCAGAGCAGGCTCGACCTACACAGTAATTGGCTTTGACCCTGCCGTATCTGGTCGTTCAGCTTTTGTAGCCGTAACTCTTAACCGCGATGATAGTACAATCTATGTGCTTGACTGCGTCAACATGGCAGACCCTACTCCTCAAAAGGAGAACGCTCTGATTCGTGAGTGGGTCGAGAAGTACAACCCTCAAGAGTTTCGTGTGGAAATCAACGCACACCAGAAGTACTACGCTATGGACACTGACCTGCGTAACTATCTGGCTACCTACGGCTGCCAGCTAAACTCACACTTTACTGGTAAGAACAAGTGGGACACATCTTTTGGTGTAGCATCTATGGCTAGCCTTTTTGGTACTATCCATGATGGTCGCTACCAGGACAACGGTCTAATCGAACTACCAAGCAATGAAGGCTCAGAGGGACTCAAGTCTCTTGTACAGCAACTCATTACCTGGAAGCCAGATACCAAGAACCCAACTGACTGCGTAATGGCTTTATGGTTTGCTATCATTCGTATCCGCGAATTAATGCAACAAGGCAGTAAGGTTGGTCAGTTTCAAAATAATCGCTGGGCAACCAGAAGTCAAAAACAACAACGCATGTCATTGAACTTAGATGAAGCATTCGCTGAACAATGGCAAGAAACTTATAGTTAGGACAACAATGGCATTATCAATCGAACAAGTTGCGGCGAGAGTCGAGAACCTCCGCTTCCGCAACGCTGAACGCGATGGTCGCAACCTCGACGTTCTTTCGGTCCGCCAGGGCAACATTGCGTCTGTCTATCCTGACTTCTTTCCAGACGGCGTAGATGCTAACGTAGTTGCAAACTTTATTGACGTTGTCGCAAGCGACCTGTCAGAAGTTATGGCACCACTGCCTGCGGTCAACTGTTCTGCTGCTAACTCTGTTTCAGATAGAGCGCGTTCATTTGCTGACAAGCGTACACGTATTGCCTCTAATTATTTTTCACACTCTGACCTTGCAGTACATATGTACCAAGGTGCAGACTGGTATATCACTTACGGTTTCCTCCCATTCTTTATTGAATTGGATGAGGAAGCAAAGTTGCCGCGCATCCGCCTAGAAAACCCTGTGGGTGCTTACCCAGAATTCGACCGCTACGGACGCTGCATTGCCTTTGCAAAACGCTACCTAACATCTTTGGCTGAGTTAGTCGCATTATATCCTGAGTATGAATACTCTTTGCTGGGTGGCGCAAGCTACAAGCAAGACTTGAATACTCAAGTTGAAATGATTCGTTACTACGACAAAGACCAATCAATCATCTACATTCCTACAAAGAATAACTTAGTACTATCACGTGCTAAGAATCCATTGGGTAAGATGATGGTTGTAGTAGCACGTAAGCCATCTATTGATGATGAACTACGTGGACAGTTTGACGATGTCCTTGGTATCCAGTTGCTTCGCAATCGCTTTGCGTTGCTTGCAATGGAAGCTGCAGAGAAATCTGTACAGGCTCCTATTGTACTTCCGCAAGATGTGCAGGAGTTGCAACTTGGTGGCGACGCTGTTATTCGTACAGCAAACCCAGCAGGCGTACGCCGTGTAGAACTTAATATTCCACCAGGTGCGTTTACTGAGCAGGGCTTGCTTGGTCAAGAATTGCGTGTCGGTACACGTTACCCTGAATCACGTACAGGAAACATTAGCGCATCAGTTGTTACTGGACAAGGTGTACAGGCTCTTATGGGAGCATTTGATACACAGGTCAAGTCAGCACAGGCAATCTTTGCATCAGCGCTGCGCGATGTAATCCAACTTTGTTTCCAAGTTGATGAAATAATTTTCCCAGATGAAAAGACAATTCGTGGTGTAGACTCAGGTTCACCATACGAAATTACATACAACCCTAGAAAAGACATCAAGGGCGACTACTCGGCCGATGTTCGTTACGGTATGTTGGCAGGACTTAACCCTGCACAGGGACTTATCTTTATGTTGCAGGCACTTGGTGGTGGACTCATTTCCAAGGATATGGCAATGCGTGAACTCCCATTTACAGTTAACGTAACACAAGAAGTAGAAAAGATTGAAATCGAGAGTATGCGAGCATCGCTTCTCGGTTCTATTAATGCACTCTCTCAAGCGATACCACAGATGGCTATGCAAGGCCAGGACGCTTCTGAAGTAGTGCGACAGATTGCTGCTGTCATTAAGGCACGCCAAAAGGGACAGGCACTAGAGGACGTCATTGAAGAAGTCTTTACGCCACAGCAGCAACCAGTTCCTCCTGCTGGGGCCCAACAAGCGGTTGAGCAACCGTCCCCTGTTCCCGCTGGTGTTCCAGCAGGAGGCGCTACACCTCAAATTGAGGCAGCACCACCAGACATTATGAGTTTGCTATCAGGTATTACTGGAAGTGGAAAGCCAACAGCAAGCGTTCGTTCAACGCGACGTATGTAGTTTAGGAGGGGACAATGACTACGATTATTGGTGTTCAGCACGAAGACAAATGTGTAATCGTAGCAGACAGTCGAATCAACGCTGCTGGTAAAGTTTACACTCATCCCGACATGACAAAGGCAGTTGAACGTGGAAGTTATATTATTAGTGGTGCTGGTAACTATCGTAGTTTGCAAGTGGTACTCCATGGGTGGACGCCTCCACTAGTTACAGTAAAGGCTAAAGCAAACTTATACGAGTTTGCAATCAACAAAGTAGTGCCATCACTCAAAGCGGCACTTACTGAAGCAGGTGTAGACTTTAATAAAACATCAGACGATGATGATAATAAGTTTGAACTAAGTCTTTTGCTAGGAATCAACGGAACTATCTTTGAGATAGATTCTGATTTTTCAGTTGGAATGAATAGTACAGGATTTTATGGCATTGGTTCTGGTGGTGACTTTGCAGTTGGAGCGCTACATGCAGGAACTACAATGCTAGATGCAATGAGAATTGCAGCAGTTAATAATAACGAGACGGCTCCGCCGTTTCATATCTTTGAGCAATTTACTAAGTAGGAGGAAACATGGCTGAAAATCGTGGAGGGATGCGCCCAACAGCGCCGCAGAATAATCCTGCTAATGTTTCTGGCACTGGTGGAGCTGGTCAATCTGGACGCGCAGCGTCAGGCTATGCTTATGGAATGAACAAGCAGATTAACGACCAGGCAGCGGGTGCACCTCTTGCTAAGGTTGCTGCAACTGTTGCACGCCCAATGGATGTTGCACCATCACAACCACCTATTGTTTCTCTTACAGAACCAACCATGAATCCTGACGAGCCAATTACAGCAGGCATCAACATGGGTGCAGGTCCTGGCGCAGAGGCACTTATGCTTCCAAGTAACGCAGACAATAACGCTGAGTTTAATAAGAGTATTGCATCATACTATCCAGTTTTAAGTTATATTGCTTCTCGCCCAAATACTTCAGCTGAAACGCGCCGTGCGCTGTCAATTTTGATGAATGGTCTTTAATGGATATTTGGAACCGCATTGGTGACCTTGCAAAAGGAACCAGGGACTGGGGGCTAGACGTTGGTCTTGCCATTGCAGCTCCAGCAAAGTTTGCATGGGATATTGCAACTGCTCCATTAAATGATAGAAAAGAATTTAATGGCATTCTTAACATATTAAAGCAGTCTACTATTGACTTAGGCAAGAATGTTGCACGTCCAATTGGTGGAGTTATTGGTGCAATTGAGGCAACTAACCGCAACCTTATTCGTGAACCTCTTTCTGCTGTAACGCTTTTTGCACAACGTGACCCAAACATGGGTATTAGTGAGTCCTGGAAAAAAGCATGGGAAGCACGTAACGAGATTTCTTTTGGTCAGGCACTTTCAACACAACTCGGTGGGTCGTTATCATTTTTACCAGATGATTTAACTCCGAAGTTTATGGACTCTGACTTTGACATTTACGATGAAAAGCAGCGTGAAGAGGCTTTTAGTAACAGCCTTATGGGTCGAGTAGCATCTGGAACTATTGACACAATTACTCAGTTTGCTGGCGACGTATCAATCGTTGGTGGAAAACTTATCGCATCAAAGCGTGCAGCAGATTCTGCTAAGGATGCAATCCTTGCACTTCGTGAAGTTCGCTCAGGTATTCCAACAACTAACAAGTTGGCAGAAAAATATAGCAGACTTGCTGAAGATTTTGCTAACAATGATATTGCTTGGGCACAAAATCACCCTTGGATTAAGGGTAGCAATAACGAGGCTACCGTTTCCTACCTACTTGGAACTTCCGCAACTAAAGAAGAAGCAATCAATACAATGCTTGCAGTCATGGGTGACAAGAGCGGTATAGATATTCTTGATGAGTTAAAGCGCCCAGATATTGCTACACCTTTGCGTATCGCAAATGGTGAGATGTCAATGAGCGATTACAAGGTTTTACTTAATGAAGAAGCTCAGTTAATCGATGCTACAACTGATGATATGTTGCAGTTTGCGTTGCGTTCACCTGAAGAGATTCAGGCTGACAGAGATTTTATCTCCGCATGGGCTAAGCATGACCGTTATGTAGACACATTGCTAGGAGTCTCTGAAACACCAGCACTTGCAGAGGGCGCAGGCGGTTTGTTCCAAGGCACTGGTCGATTCCTTGCGACTGCTCGCAGTCTACCATACCATTCAAATGCTGTAGCTGATGCAAAAATTACAATGTACCAGCCGACACCGTTCCACAAATTGTACTACAAGGTAACTTGGGGACAAAAAGAACGCCCAAGTGGTGTCATTAATCTTAACGAGGGTGACTCAATCCGCGAAGTGACAGCAGTCACAGACCGTTTGATTCAGTTATCTAAGCCAGTTCCTAAAAAAGGTGCGGCATTTATTACTCGTTTGCAGACTGGAACTTTTACAACTCAGGATGCATTGTCATATGTTGAACGATACTCTCAGGCTACAACTCCAGAAGCCCGTGCTCGTGTTATTAATGACCTTGAGATGACTGGCTATAAAATTGTTGCTGCTAAAAACGGTATTTCTGAAGAACGTGCTGAACAACTTTTTAATTATCACACGCAATTGCGTGCTGGTAAGTTACGTGAATCCAAAGAAGAAGGATTTATGTACGATGCCGAACTTAATCAAATGATTAAAGTGCCATTGTTTGAATCTCAGACAGCAAACTTTTTGCCAATTGCAGATTTCGACACAATCGATGCAGTTATCAAAAGAAACGACAGCACATTGCGTGCAGTTGGTGGTAGTTTGCACGATACAATTGCGATAACATCTGACCTATGGAAGGCTGCAGTTCTTCTGCGCCTTGGATATCCTATCCGTAACGCAGTTGATTCTCAGTTACGTATCTGGGCTACAGTAGGTGCTATGGCTTCTCTTCGTCACGCAGGTGAAGGAATGAGAAACCTGGTTGATAACACTAGAGCGGCCAAGAACCGCATGGTTGATAACTACAATGCACCAGCTAAGATAGATTACAAGGGGCTGAAGGACGAACTTCAAAAGAGCGGTGCAGAAATTGCACGCTTAGCAAAGGAAGTTGCAAGTCTTGAATCACGCATTGCACTAGACCCAGAAAATGCAGACCTAATTGGTGAATTAGTTGTAAAGCAAAAGTCATTAGATACAGCAAATGCTGCATATGAGTCAAACAACGTAGCACTCACTAGACTAGAAACATCAAAGGTTGCTTCACGTAAGAAGCGTATTGGTGAACAAGACATCGAACTCACATCAACCGTTGATAGTCCAGATGGAACCAAGTATACAATTTGGGGCGCATTTGGTGGACCTAACGGTGGACTATTCCGTGAACTAAACTCATCGCAACAGACTTTCTATTCATTAATGGAAGATTACTCTACCATTTATGGTACAAATGTAGCAAGCAAAGGCCGTGGAGTTGTACGTCCAGGAGATGTCAACTACTACCAAGAGTGGACAAATGCAATCAATGAGACATTTGCCAACGCTGCAGTTCCTCGTGGACTTATGGCTGGCAAGAGCGTTGATGAGGTTGCAAAGGAACTTGCTAACAATAAAGAACTACGTGCTCGTCTAGGCATTGCTCGTTCTGAGTCACTAGAGTATGTCGTGACAGCACAGAAGTTCTTGGATAACTACATTCCTGATGGCTATGGTATCCGCGAGAAGATTATGTCAGCACTTCCTGGTGAGGAATCAGGTAAGGTTACAGAAGAATTTCTGCGTAATGCGGTGCGTGACCCTAATGCGCTACCTATTGTGCATGGTCACCTACTAGATGCTAATATGAATCTTAGGCCACGTGGTGTTACTAAGCAAATTACATCATCATTGTTTAAGTACTTAGCACAGATACCTGAAGACAACTGGGCACGTCACCCATTGTTTATCGACTTGTATGAAAAGTCAATTCAGAAGCGTCTCGAGACAGCAGAGTTCTTAAAGGGCGGAACATTCACTCGTGAAGAGTTTGCTGACCTACAATATAACTTAACTGCAGGTGCACGAGCAGATGCTCTTAAAGGTGTAAAGGGAATCCTTTATAACGTAGAACGTCGTTCAAATGCTGCACATATGCTACGCTTTGTATCACCATTCTTCTCCGCACAGGAGAATGCAGTTAAGACATGGTTCAAAATTGGTATGGATAACCCTGCTATTCTTAACCGTGCTAACATTATATGGAATGCACCTAACCGTGCAGGCCTTATTACAGATGAAAACGGTGAGCCAGTAGGCACTAGAGACCCATTGAGTCCAAACAACACAATGTGGTTACCTGTACCTAAGGCATTAAAGAAACTTCCTATCATCGGTGAGGGTCTATCATCTCTTGACCAGATAGGTATTAGCAAGCGAAGCCTTGATGTTATGTTCCAAGGCAATCCATTTGGTGTATCTGTCGGACCATTTGCTGCAATTCCTGTAGCAAATATTCTAAAGTTAAAGCCAGAACTGTCTGAAGTTGTATCGTTTGCATTCCCATATGGACCTGATGCATCATTAACTCAGTTCCTACCTACATGGATGCGTAACTCTTTGAAGGCTGTGCAAGGTCTAAACAACGATGACTATGCTAAGACATACCAACTTATCTGGTTAACAGAACAGCAGAAGGCTCAAGAAGCTGGTACTGCCTATCTAACAGACGGAGAAATCAAGAAGAAGACTGACGCATTCTACAAGATGCGCGTAGCTGCTAACTTAATCCTACCATTTGCACCACAGTTCGAAAGCCCTTACCGTTTCTATATGGATAAGTGGCGCGAATACAGCCAGAACTATGGGCTAGGCGCAGACGCTAAGTTCCTCGAGGATTACCCTGAGTACTTTGAGTTTGCTACATCTTTGTCTAAGAACCCTACAGGTTCACAGGCTACAATGGATGATGTGCAGAATGCTAAGCGTTACACAGACTTAATTGCTGATGTAAAGGGTGATAACTCATACCTAGTTGGTTTGATTACTAAGGGTTCTGGCGCTGCTAAGTTTAATCCTACAGCATACTGGTGGCAATCAGAAACATCTATTTCACCAGGAACACCTGAGAAGTACCGTGGTAAGCAAGACCCTCAAGAAGCACAGCAACAGAATGCTGCTCGTGAAGGTTGGGCTAAATACCGTCGTGCTATGGCAGTTCTTGATGCACACCTTGAGAAGCGTGGACTTACATCATTACAACAGGCAGGTGCTGAAGACTTAGCTGCTGCAAAGCAGGCTATTGTTAAGCAACTAGCATCTGATATTGACCCAGTTACAGGTCAGCCAACAGGCTCACCTAGTGCATGGTATCAAGACTACCGTGATGTTGATGGCACAAAGGGTGCAAAGACAATCATTGGATTTAAGAAGATTCTTGCTAATGAAAAGTTTATGGCAGATAATGCTGATGACCCTACATGGAAATCAGTTGCTGTATATATGAAGGCAAGAGATGCAGTTGCAGCAAGACTACGTGGGCGACCATCTAATAATATCGATGCTAAGGAGAACATAGATTTGCGCATAATTCTCGACTACTATGTTAACCAACTTAAGGCTGGTGACTTAGAGTTCGCTAACATCTATGACAGATTCCTATCACAGGATAGAATCTATGACAAATACCTAGGTTCAGGAATATAACATGGCAACCACAGAAGAACTATTAAGACGTAAAAAAGAATTAACGGCTAAGATTGCTGCTGCTTCCAAGGTTGATGTTACTGCAACTACTGCAAAAGAACGTATTGCATCATTAGAGGCAACTAAGAAAGACCGTGCTGAACTTGCTGAAATTAATCGTCAGTTATCAGGACAACCTAAGACCCCACCAAAGTCTGATAAGCCCGCACCATTGCCTAAAGGTCCAGCTATTGCACCGAATGCTCCCGTCGGTATCACCGATGATTTAGCAGCAGACCTTGCCGTAGCCACGGGTCTTAATATGAATGATGAGTCTACTTGGGTTGCTGGCGCAGCTGGAAGTACAGCATTTGTATATACTGGTGAAACAAACGATGCTACAAAGGGAT